TCAGGGGGTTTAATATTTGGTTATAAACTGAGTAAGTCATTTGGTGTGTTTGCAGAAGGTAAATACAACAAATATTGGAATAGGAGATGGCATGAATTTTCAATGGGTGTTAATTATATAATTTTTTAAAATGGCAAAACAGATAGGAGAAGAAACTAAAGTTACCTTAGATTTAAAAACAATAGGGATGATACTAGTAGGGGTTGCAACTGTAGTAGGTATGTGGTTTGCTTTACAAGCAGATATAGAAGAAGCTAAAGAATTACCTGCTCCACTTCCACCTGATGTTACTAGAATGGAATATGACATGAAAGATCAACTTATTCGCCAAACTATTATGACTACGCAAGAAGATGTAGGAGAGTTAAAGGAAGATATTAAGCGAATAGAAGAAAAGATCGATAAACTTAGATAATAATGAAAAAATTAATATTAGTTGCTTTAATTTGTTTTACTAGTTTAACAACTTTTAGCCAAATTACAGTAACCCACTACAATGCTGAGTGGAATTCTGTAAATAAAGTAGAATGGGTTGAAAAACTCTCAGATTGTGATATAGCTTATGTAGACATCGCTAAATCACCAGATCTTCAAAAGAAAAATAATGTAGTTGTAATTCCTACCATAATAGTATTTCAAGATGGGGAAGAAATTAAGCGATTTCAAGCTGATTTAAGTTTTAAAATGGCGGCAACCAGAAAAGAAGTACAAGATTTCATCGATGAGCTTATAATGAGTGATTTTTGATGATATTTATAACAAACGAAAATTACGAAGATGATATTAAAAAAAGGATCACGAGGTAGTGATGTTAAAGAACTACAAAGATTTTTAGATATTGACGATGATGGTATCTTTGGAAAAGGTACTGAAGCGGCTGTTAAAAGGTTTCAAATTAAACAAGGAGTTAAAGCAGATGGTATAGTTGGTCCTATTACATGGGATTTAATGGGTCTCGCTTCAACTGACGACTCAGAACAAGTATATGAAACCGAAGAAGGTTTATTAATTCATAAACATTTTTTACCTCCAGGAGAATATAAAGAAGGACCAGTAGATAAAGATTACTTATTCCTTCACCACACAGCAGGATGGCATAATCCTTATAGAACAATTGATCATTGGGGAAGAGATAGTAGAGGTGCAGTAGCAACCGAGTTTGTATTAGGTGGACCTTCAATTAAAGGAAATGATGATCAATTTAATGGGGAAGTAGTTCAAGCATTTCCAGATGGAAATTATGGTTGGCATTTAGGAAAAAATGGATCTCAATACATGCATGTTCACTCAGTAGGTATTGAAGTAAATAATTTTGGTTATTTAAAAAATGGTAAAACTTATGCTGGTCAAGTAGCCGATGATTCTCAAATTGTAACTTTAAAAGAAGAATTTAGAGGATATAAAACATGGCATAAATATTCAAATAAACAAATAGAATCTTTACGTAAATTAATCCTTCATATTGCTGATAGGGATAATATTGATGTAAGAGCAGGTCTTCCAGCATTGGTTAAAGAAAAAGGAGCTGAAGCTTTTGAATTTAATTCTGATGCTTATTATGGAAAAGTAAAAGGGTTGTGGACACATACAAATACCCGTAAAGATAAATTTGATATGTTCCCACAACAAGAATTATTAGACATGTTAGTAGAATTATAATGAATACTAAATTAACAATAGTGGGGTTAACATCATTTTGTACATATTTGTGTACATATTTCTTAAATCTTTCAATGGATAATTTTGAACAATACCTTGCTGTTGTTGCTGTTATTTGGATGGATGGAGTATTTGGAATATGGGCTGGGATTAAAAGAGAAGGATTTAAAACTTATAAAGCATTAAGAATAACAAGAAATACTTTCTTATGGTTAGTAATTCTTACTGTTATTTTAATGGTAGAAAAAGGATTTACAGGGACAGGTTGGCTATCTGAAGTCATTATTGTACCGTTCATGGTATTACAGTTAATAAGCGCCCTTAAAAACGCTTCTATGGCTGGTTTAATTAAAATGGAAGAATTAAATAAAATATTAGACCGTATAGATAAGCACAAGGGTTTTAGAAACTAAAAACTTATCTTATGTGGCATCAAATTCAAAAAAGAATATTTCCATTCTTAATTGCTTTTTCAGCACTATCAGTTTCTGCATCAGCAGCATTTTATTCAATAAGTGGATTATCTAAACTATTTGCAGGGGCAGCGTTTGCAGTAATTATCATGGCTGCTTCATTAGAGATAGCTAAATTAGTTATAGCATCTCTTTTATATCAGTATAGAAAAAATTTACCTAGATTATTAAAATATTATTTATCTATAGCTTGTGTTATATTAATTTTAATTACAAGTATGGGAATTTATGGATTCCTCTCAGCAGCTTATCAAGAAACAGCTGCAAAAGCAGGAAATATAGATGCCCAAATAGCTTTAGTTGAAACTAAAAGAGACAATGTAAAAGAACAACTTGCCGTATATAATGAAGAAAAAAGTAGCATTAATGAAGCCGTTGCTGATTTAAGAAAAGGTTTATCTAATAACGTTATACAATATAAAGACAGGGAAACTGGTGAAATTATCACTACAACTTCTAGTAATACTCGTAGAGCTTTAGAAAAACAATTAGATCAAGCTATTGAAAGACAAACTCAAATAAATGCTAAAGTAGATGATTTAAATAGTAAAATATTTGAATATGAAACTGAAATAGTTGAAATTAGAACTAGTGATGCTGTATCAAGTGAATTAGGACCTCTTAAATACCTTTCAGGATTAACTGGAACCCCAATGGATAAAATTATCAATTGGTTACTTTTAACTATTATTTTTGTATTTGATCCACTAGCAATTGCTTTAGTAGTAGCAGCTAATTTTGCATTTGAGCAAATAAGACCCAGAACAAAAAAAAATCTTTACGGGGAAAAAGTAGTAATTGATGAAGAGCCTAAAGTAAAAATGTCAAAACCTGATACTTTAGAATATGGTAAACCATATACTATGGAAGAAGTTTCAGAAGCTTTTAGGAAAATGGATGAACAGATAGAAGAAGAAGTAAAGGAAGAAAAATTTGCTGATAGTTATACCCACACAGGGTACACTTCTGATGAAATAAAAGAATTAGAGGACCGAATTGAAAAAACTCCTAAAAATAGAAAGCTAGGTCCAAAAGGTAGAAATACCCTACAGAAAAAATTAAATGAATTAAAAAATAAAAAAAATGATGACGATGATTTAATCATTCGTTATTAATGAAATCCCTCCTTTTCACTTTAGGTTGGATATTATGGTCAATTTTATTATCGTTCCCGCTCGACATTTGAATAATGTACAACTGGCTACGATAAGTTATCAAAAGTAGCTGGCCACTACGTTTTCAAATAAACATATTTTATTAACCAAAATCAAAAAAATGAAAAAAATGATTTTAACACTAGCTCTTGGTTTGTTTATAACAGCTGGAGCTACTGCACAAGAATGTTGTTCTAGTGCTAAAGGTGACTGGTACGTAGGTACTGGTGACATTGCTAACACGGCATGGACTGAATGGTCTTTATCCCCAACAATTGGGTATGCTTTTACTGATGATCTAGTAATAGGTTTGAATGTATCACAAGCAGATTCAACTGAGGATGTAGTTTTAGATTTGCATGCAAGATATTTCTTTAAAGATTATTTTGCTTATGCAGCTACAGAAGGATTTGATACTGATGGTCTTAAATTAGGTGTAGGTAAAATGTTTGCATTCCACAAGAATAGCATGTTTATCGATCCTAAAGTTGTATACGATACAGCAGCTAAAACTACTAACTTACAGTTAGGGTTTGGGTTGAAGTTTTAATTTGTTTAACCTTTAAATTTAATTAAAATGGAAAATGTAATTAAGTATGTAACTGGATTTTTTGGTGGATTGTTATCAATTATGATGGCAGTTGTACCTGTAGCCGTATTCGGTGAAGGTGGATTTGTTGGACTTGTTGCATTAGTGATCTTAGCTAAATTCTTTATAGATAAAAAATAAGCTAAGTTAAAATTATCATGATAGAAAAGAAAGGCGCCTTAATTGGCGCCTTTTTTGGTTTCCACATAGATTTTTCGTATATTTATAACAGATGAATAAGGAACAAATTTTAAAAATAGCAAACGAAGCGTACCCTAAAATAAGGGAATACTATGGTGCTGGAAAAAGAGATTTTCCTCCAATAGAAATTTATAGAAATATATTTGCTAGATTAAGTGGGGAACCTGAAATGGAAGGTGATGATCCTGCTGAAGCAGAATATGATAGAAAATCAAATAAAATGTTTTTATATTCTGATTATATTAATAATGCTGAAGATATAATTAGAGGAATTATTCATGAATATGTTCATTATTTACAATCTGAATCATGGATGAAAAGATATTATAAAATGGGTCATGATTATTTTTCCCACCCATATGAAATATCAGCTAAAAA